ATTCCTCAGCAGTCTTAAACTTAGTAACCTGCTCTTCCTCCACAACCTCTTTCTTCACCTTTTCTTCCTTCACCTTCTCATGTATGGGCATCCACATACAACGGCAATTAGGATGAAGGGGTATTAGATCACGTGCTTCTTTAATTGTATATACCACACCTTCCTTATCTAAACATAAGGGACAAACCCTGTCGTCACCTGCTATGGCCCACTCTGCCTTGAGTCCAATCTCTTCCACACCCAGTAGTTCATATGAATCCAATTGTCCCTCAGCATGGGCCCTGATAACCTCTGTGCGAGCCAGTACCCTTGCACGTGTCCTATTAATAGTAGATATGTTTTTGTCAATCTCACGTGCTATTTTCTTAGTACCCCAACCGTTGGTCAGTCCAATCGCCAAGATTCTAGAAAGACGCTGATCAATAGCTGCTGTAATGCCCTTTAACTCTTGAAAAGTTCTGGTATACAGTAATTCTATTTTGGATCTGATCTCTGGCTGGTTGAAAGCCGTCCGCATAAACTGTTGTTTGGAGCCCATATAAAAATCCAAAGGTTGGTCGGGCATTCCCTTTGTTGCCTCAGCATAACTTCTCTCCATTCCTTTGCGATGGGCACTCTCAATATACTGATTTGTCCAAGGTGTAGTACCTTGACCTTCCAACAATCCAGCTTGGTGGGCATCCTTTAGCCACGTATCAAATGCCTCTATCTTTTGAGCATCTGTTCTGAACTTCCAAGCCTGTCTCTCAATATTTAATCGTAATGGATTTGTTTTAGGTTCATTCAACCCAAACACATCATCATCCACAATAAGTTTGCGAATGTCTCGAGACAACTTCCGCATACGCCGATTCATATCGATAATGAATTTACGTCTAAGGGTTGTGGTCCTAGTTGGATCGCTCTTCAATATTGCCATATTCTATTAACCTTCACAAATTGACGGTGTGGTTATATTAAAATATTCCCTGTTTGACAAACATATAGTAATGGGTGATTTTTTCAATATTTCCTGTCGGATTCTCTCGCCCTCCTTTTGAAAGTATTTCTTTATTCCCTCATCAATCTTATCCCATGAATCCTTACTCAACTTAAAAGAAACTTGTAAAGGAACCTGTTTTTTCTTTTGGATTAGATCAAAAGGAGAGACAAAAGGAGCAACAGATAATATTTTTAAAAAACATCTACGTTCCATCGTATTCCTTTGCCAAACCTACACGCCCCATATCGTCAATATCCCTATTTAAAACAATTTCTGTCGGGTCCCTCTTTCCCTTCTCATATTGATTGACCAACATATTTAAAGTTGTTCTTTTGTCCCAACAAGATTCACACAGAGGGGGATTTTCTATCTCCAAAACAGCATAGCAATTACAACCTGGGCACTTTCTCATTTGAATGACTCCAATAACTCTGCCCATTCTGTTCTTGGACTATCTATATACTCCGGGTACCATCCCTCATCTCTCGCCCAATCTGTTATAACCTTTTCAAGTCTGTTTCCTTTTTCAATGAGCTGTGTTATCTTTTCCTTGTCGGTCATTTGAATGACTCCCTATAGGCACACACAAATTCAAAACTTAGATTTGTGAGAACCGATCGCAGAGCTTCTTGTGATCCCACCTCAAGCATATCCTCCACCAATTTGGTACATTTGTATCCCAACAACTCCTCCTCAGCATCTTTAATAAGACTGAGCCAAGACCTGTCCTCTTGTATATGGTCAACGGTAGGTGGACCATATAGCACTTTATACCCATGTGCCTGACAGTTATAAGCACCCCATATGTCACACATCCGTCCTGTATATGGTATGGATGGACAATCTTTTAACGCCCGTCTACTGACAAGGGTGTTTTGCATGTTGAATGGACTGGGCTGATACGATGTATACCACACAGCTCTTTTAAAACGAGGGGGCTCTGGTCTATACCAATCAATCATTTTACAGATTGCATCATAGTCCATTTCAACATTCCAAAGGTTTGCTTGTATATCAAATTTCATCGGAGTCGGTTGGAACTGCAAACTATTATCATACCTTTGTCCAACTAAATGAATTGGATAACCACGATGCCAATGGAAGCCATTTGGTTTCCTAAAAATACTTAGAGGATCAAACACACCAACACCGTCCTTACATAGATAATAATCAACTGGAGGTTTGAATGCTTTATTCCCTATACATATGGTCTTGCCCCAATTGTCCAAGGGAACGTTATCATCATCTACCATAGCCACAATCTCTGCACCATGATCATACGCCAGGAGGAATCCCAAGTTCCTCCTGTCCACAGTATTCCAACCCAACATACGAGATAGTTCAGGGTATGTGGATTCCTGCACATTACAATTAAAATAAATTACATCCTGTATATCACTATCACGCAGGTAATAAAACCATTCTTCGTCAGGTGTTTTCTTATCTGCAACAATAATAAGGCCCCAATCCCTCATTGCCGCAAACTTCTTCAAGGCTTCGGTTGGTCCATTAATAGTTGTACACACAATGTAATTTTTCATTTCAACCCCTGCTTAATTACCTCTTCCTTTTGTTTGTCAAAGCACGCAATAAGATGACAACCAACTTGTTTCGTCCAATCAGGCAAGTGTGGATAAAACCATTCCATTATATTGCTTTCGTTATACCCTTGATGTGGGTGAATCTCCCTACCCTTGCCCCAATTGTACGGGATGCTAATAAGCAAATACTTATCAACTGCTGCGAGAAGATATCCCGCCATTACCCTTCGTTTGTCTGGTTCCACATGTTCCATCACTTCCATGCAAACAACCACATCCCAATACTTGTAATATGTATGAAGATCGCTTGTGTAACGAAAAGTCCCCTTAGAAAAATCCACTATGGGGGGAAGGTAATGATCCATTTGCATTTTCTGTTTATACTGAGGACCAACCAATTCAATAAAGCCCAAGGACTTACAACCCACATCTAAAATTGATTCACAGTCCTTCCAACCATTCACAATTCTTAAACACTCTTTTATCCTTGCCGTTTTCCTATGTGCTTTCCTATACTTTATATCGTCTACTACAGTATTGTCTCCCGGCTGATCGTAATACCACACAAGTTTTTTCATAAAAACAATCCCCGACCTCTTGTTAACGCTTCTTTAACAACCAAATGATGACGGAAGAATTTACAATCTACCTTTTTGCAATCCTCCCGATCAATATCCTGTATTTTCTGTATGTGTTTATCCGTACCCCAAAGCTTGTGGATTGGTGTTTCAATCATGCTGCCTAGTTTGTGATTCACATCTCGATAATAGTAATAGCAACACAAATACACATCCCCTTTATGATCTACAACCACATGTAGTGGATTGAGATCGCATTGGGGTACTTCATGGTCTGCTGTTGGTAATATCCAAGCACGTGACCTCGGATCATCTTTAACTACTGTATTATATAATGACATCTCCTCAATCTTTTCCATAAAAGATAGTTCTTCTGGATCATGACGTAGAGCTTTGAACGTGATGCTGTCCACACCTAAAACATTTCCCAATCTAGTCCCCATTTCGTAGTGGTGAGCACCGCGTAATGATTTGCCCACACTAAACTTGATACCAACTTGGCAACGTTTTCGTTTTGTCTTTGTTGAGGCTAACTCCTGCACATGATCAAGAACCCTGAACCAGTCCTCAACTTCTACACCTTTATACTTGGCATACATATCGCTAGTGGTAGCTTCTAGCGACACACGGACGTATGTGGCATGTTTTTGTAAGTAATCAATTCTGTCATTGTCCAAACCAATACCATTCGTGATAACACCAAACGAACAATTGGCCTCAACACACCATTGCCACAAGTCCATAATGTAGGGCAAGCACAATGGCTCCCCGCCACCTGCGAAGTCAAACGAAACTACACCAAGATTATATAGGTCCTCCATGACCTTTAAATGGGCTTCCTTGTCCATTATCTTACCATCTAACTGCCCACGATATGCACAACCTTTACAATGTTGCTGGCACCTGTTTGACGTATGCAAATCCGCAAAATGAGGATTGGGTAATGGTCCACCTTTTCTCATCTGTTGTATGTCCCTTAATCTGGTCAGTATGTTATCTATCATTTTTCTTCTCCCGCACTGACATGATCCACTTTTACTTCTCTTTCATCTATGCCATAAAGTTCATTGATGTAATTAACAATATTTATCCGTTCTGTATTCACTTCTCGTATGTGAATTGCTCGTCTACCTACCTCGGCTTCTCCTAATCTCCCTTCCTTGCCCTGACGCAAGTCCGATTCCAACTGCCATATGTCTGTATTAATCATCATTAACTTGACAAAGGCTAACACTATCTCCTTATTTATATCGTCAGGTAAAACAGACACCATAGCAACAAACTTATTATCATAGACAAGACGGTCCTCTTCCTTTGGTAATCGTTGTGCCTTACGAAGCACAATAGTCAACCTATCGAAAAACTCCCCTGGCGTTTGGTTTGGTGTTCTAAACGGTTCCATGTTTTTCCATTCCTTCCAATATTGAAATGCTTAACATATCTGGTCTTACCTGTTGTCGTTTGTGGGGTATTTTCATCCTTGTATAAATACTTTGGTTGTGCTCAACACATTTTTCCCAATCAGAATCATGTATCTGATCCTTGCGTTCATGATCCAAATGGATACAATCAACCACCTCTGTTATCTCCCATTGGAACTTTGACACTTTTTGTTGGGACCAATTGAGGAAATGATCCGTATACCAACCGTTATAAACAAACGATGGGCGCATTTTAGCCTGCTCCTCAAAACACTTCTTATTCCAAAAGAATAAATCATACCCAGCATAAGAATGATAGGGGCACTTTTCTAAATCGATTTTGTCAGGTCCTACCAAAGTGGCCTTGTGTATTTCCATCCAATGTTCCTTGGGACAGTCCCTTCTTCGGGACCAACCACAAAAAGCATGCTTATCACCATAATACTTATGTAGAGTACTTAAAACCGAATACAATTTGTTATTTTGAAACAATATATCACTGTTCAACATAACATACATATCAACATCAATTTCCAAAGCTGCATCAAATACAGAATTTAATAAAGGAGTTTTAACACCCACATCAAGGATATCGACGGCAGTCGAAACATGCTTTGTAGGTATATACAATTTAGTACAACCATCCTCACCAAGCAACAAAGTGCAAGCAAATGGAAAATTATTAATCCAAGACTCTATAGCCATATTCTGAGCTATTTCTTTATCACTCACAAATGGAGCACAGGTCGTGAACATTAACATATTCATATTTTCACCACTTTACTTTTCTCTTTTACAACATCTAGATCGAGTCGTTTGTGTAGAGCTTTCAATTTTCTACGATCCTCAGTTAAGCTCTTATGACCCAACTGATATATTTTGTCCCTTTTCATAAGTGTCACTTTTAATGGATGGTGATGATTAAACTCTAACCCCTTCACCCTCACCAATACGTTCCGTGTTCTCATCATTAAATCGGTATCGCAACAACAATGCCCAAAACATTCATCAAATATGATTTTATTCTCCTCATACCAACCTCTTGTAATTACTGGATGTGTGTTTATTTTAGAATTAATATTATCATATAACCACAACACACAACCATCATTATCCCGACATAGTTTTTTTAGTTCACTATATCTTCCATTTTCCACAGGCCATAGATCATCCGCCCCACATATAGCACCAGACCAATCCCTAGGAAGTGTTTGAATCATAAAATTATGTAAAATAGCAAAGGACTTCCTGTGACCAAAGAAAGTCTGCAAACAATTCTTCTTCATATAGGCATAGGTAGCACGATCCCAGGTATACGCCACTATGCCCATACTTGTTTTTTTCCACTTCTCAGTAGTCTCTCGGATTGCCTTAATTCTATTGCCAGTTGGAATCATTATATACATTACAATAACCTCACAAACACATCACAACATTTTCTATCATACGGTTTGACATTTACCCTTTCTTGATCTTCAGGACCTAAAAACTTCACGTCATATTTGGTTCTATCTATTTCATCTACTGTTTTAGTCACCCCCCAACCAGCTTTCGGATGGTGCATATAGTCATCAAACAGAACAATTGTATTTTTATCCATTAATTTACTACACCACTCCCAATCATTTTTTGATGTTTCATAGGAATGACCACCATCAATAAAAACAAAATCAGGATGGAATTTGGTGTGGTGATTGACAAATTTAGGCAGCGTATTTTGTGTAAACCCAGAAATTAGATCTATAGACACTTTGGTTTTTTCAAACAGAGACATCGCTTGCCCTGTTGTCATAGCATGCTCGGAACACTCTCTTTGTTTTAAATCTTTACTGGTTCCCTCCCCAAATACATCAAACCCAAAATAGACAACCTTGTTACCATGAACCTTTTTAGCTTCATTTATCATAACCAAAGCATTTTTTCCAGTCTTCCCCACACCAATTTCCATAATGGTTCTACATTTATATTCTTTTATTAATGTAGGTAGATTGATATCCCTTTTTCGTTTGTTCATTTTAAACACCTTTCAAAAACTCACGCCATTCACCATTCCAATAGTCCATTATGCCAAACTGATCATATACATCTACCGTCTCATTCTCCTCAATTAGTTTATCGACGCTCTGAACGTAGGCATCCCCACTATCCCAATTTCTACGCAAGTGTCCATGCCCCTGCCATTTTCTCAACAGTTCCCGTTTACTATATCGACAGGCCGTAAAATGATGCATGATTAATTCTTCTGGCAATAAGAGTTTGTGTGTTTTCCATCCTACTGCCGTCCTCCCTCTATCTACACGTATCTTATACTTGGCAGTGCCCTTTAGTGGGAATTGAATCTGCTGAATAAAGGGGACGTACAATGGACTAGGGTCTTTTGTACGTGTGATAGGAGTCCCCCAATACTCATACAGCTGAGAAATAAGTACCCCATACGTATTACACCAACCAGAATCTAAAATTCTTTTAAATTGTATTGGATCATGAAACTCGTCACAATCTCGTATTAGATAATGAGTACACCCTGCTTCCATACACCGCTGTCTGGCTATTTCTCTTTTATCCCTACACTTGCCTTGCATAACTATTACTTGGCTTGTTCCATCCGCAGTGTGTTCAATCAACTCATCTATCAATCCTAAATCTCGTAATTGATAGAGCAAAGGCAATAAGTACTTCGGAATATCGTGTCCAGCATGGGATTTATCTCCCACTACCACTACAATATGATTAGCGAAAGGACGTATATTTTGAAGGGAGGGTTTTAAAAACTCCGCCCCAGTAAATACAATGTAACCAACACCTAATTTTACGTGATCAACTTTTATCGATGGTTTACATAATGATTCTAATAGTTTTGTTGGTTTTAGTGGTTTTGATTTTTTCTTACTTAATAATGTCTTACAAAAAGGACATTCCTTCATATAACAACTAAATTTTCTCCCAGCCACATTAATACCACTTAAATCTTCCCCATACTTTTTCCACAAAGCACAAGCACACCAATCTGATACAGGATAAGAGTTAGCCATTACATCCATTCCTTGTACAATTTTATATCGTTACCAATAAGACTTTTCAATTTCTTACCATCAACATCACGCGTATACTTCTTCAAGTCGACATGTCCCATTGGTGTCCCGGTTCTTCCAGGCAGTCCTTTCATACCTACACATAATGGTTTAGCTTTGGGGTATATTCCTCCAACTCCGTGTGCTTTCCATAACCGCTCATCAATAAATGGGCTATCGGCACCAATACATTCCTTACATATATCTCTAACCAATGGGATTAATTTGGAATGGAAACCCGTTTGGCATAAACTTGCCCTAACCGTATTACCATGAAGATAATATACGTGTTCTGGTATGTAATAATATACAGCATGAGCTTGACCAAACAATTTTGCTTGTGAGGTCGACATATACTCAATATAGTTTGGACTATACCAATCATCATCCTCCATGATTAGAATGGTATCATACATCACATACTTCAATGCCTCCAAAAGATTGAGAGGCAGAGTATGTTGTATTTCATTTGGGTACACCTTCCTTCTATAATAATGACAATAGAGGAACCATACCCAATCATTATTCTTGGCTTTCCCATCGTCTATCACAATCCACTGATCTGGTTTAACCGTTTGCCGATCCATATAATGGCAAAGGAGGCGGAATGTTTCTGGTCGATCACCCGTTGGCGTTATGACTGTTATGCCCTTCATTTCTAATCCCCTTCTAAAAACCCCACCTTCCAATCTCTTTCATACATATACTCCCGTTCACTTAGAATATACGTCCGAAGGATTGCTGCAATTAAATACCCCATAGAATCATAATTGTCTTGGCAGTACTGTTGACAGTAGGACAAACACACATCTTCTAAATTACCATGCGCAAGAACAATATGACAACCCCCTCCAGTTGGATTGTCCAGATCCTCTCGATAGTAAGCAATTAGATCAATTATAGCAGGTCTCAATTTTTCCACGTTATCTACCATATTTTAATCCCCTTTAAACCGTTTCTAACGTGTTTTTCACCCCTACCCATACACAACTACCCATACAAGGGAGATCTCCTGTTAGAGGACCCTTTCCGCCGACTTCTCATAGGGTTTGTTATGCCAGTGCTTAGGGTCAAACGTCTCTTTTATTATCATCTTACTATGCCCCCCATATAAACCCAACCAATCCAACACATTCTCCATCTCAGTATATTTACCCTCCCTCAGTCTATCTGGCCACACCTCCCGCACATCAAAAGCCATTTCCATCTCATTAAATCTATCATTATGATATCGTACCCATTCCTTCCAATCATTTACCATTTTACGTTTGCTCATAAATGGCGTATGTATACAAGACTTAATTATGTCTGACTGCCTCCTACGTACAAGAACCCATTGGGCATCCGGAAAGGCATTATGCCATACCTCCCACATCAATGCCATCTTAGCCTCTTTGAGAAACCACCTACACTCTCTATCCCATCCTTGTATACTAAGAATGCTCTCAACATGGTTTTTAAAGCCTGTTGGAATGGGGATTGGTCTTGTTGGCAGTGGATTTTGTCCTTTGGGATCTGCGCCAATTGATGTTAGGTACTTTTTAGCCACTTTGTTTCTAATCCAAAAGTTCTCATACATGCCTATTGGATTGTGTGGAGTTTTTTTGGTTGAGACATCACCACCATACACACCATGCTTAGCAATAATTGCTGCCACCAAACTTGTCCCACTACGCGGACACCCTGTTATTAGTATTGGTCTCACTTTTGTTCCTCACATCACAATACATACAATTAACTGCTAAAGCTTTGGCAATTCCATCAATACACGCTTCGTAGTCTTCTGGGCCGCCTGTTATTTCATGAATAGGATCATCTTTAGTTAATCTGTTACCTCTTCTATATGGATGATAAGCCTTGCATATGTTTTGTTTTAAACACTTGTGACATGTTTTCATGTCTAATTTCATGTCTAATTTCTTTCTTATATTCTTATTTATATCTCTTAATTTCCCAATCACTCTTCTATTGTGCAAACAGGAAGGACACAACACTGGCGTACCCGACCTCTTTGAGCACTCTGAACATTCCATAAAATCACTCATATCATTTGTCCTTGTAAAATAAAATAAAAGCCCCCAGGGATCACCTAGGGACTTTCGGAGGAGGGTGATGAAAAGCATAATAACAAATCATCTTAAGTTCCTATACAATTCTATATCGTCCCCAATAAAGGAACGTAATACAGATCCATCCACATCCAAATGATATAGACCCGTCATATATTGTGTCCACCCTGCACAAGTACCTTGCCGTCCTTCCATTCCCTTGATGCCTATACAATACTTAGTATCGTCAAATATAACCTGCTTCTCTCCCTTTTTTGTTTGCAACCACAACTTAATATCAATAAATGGGTTGTTGTTTGTTTTTAGTTTTTGGCAAATGCCCCTTACCTCCTCAATAAGGTATGCCTTAAAACCTGTTTGACATAGACTGGCATGGTATACATTAGGACATCTCCTATAGCGTTGAGAAGGCATATGATAATAAATGGCCCTGCCCTGACCGAGGAGCAGCTTATTACGCCGATTAACAAACTGCTCCGCCATCCACTCAATGTATTGAGGATGATACCAATCATCGTCCTCCATGATTAGAATGGTATCATATTCAATCAAGGGCAAGGCCTCAAGGAGGTTCAAAGGTAATGTATGCTTCCTTTCTTTGGGTTGTTTTTTACGATAGACATATGTTATACTATTCTTCGACACTTGTAATTGTATTTGTGCAATTCCATCATTAATAACAATCCACTGATCCGGCAAGCGTGTTTGTCGCTCCATATACTGCGTACACAGACGAAACGGACCTGGCCTATCCCCCGTTGGTGTTATGACTGTTATACCTTTTTTCATTCTTCTTCCACTTCCACAATAACACACCTACAATCATCTAAGTGCATATCATCCTTAATATGGCATGGAGGTCTCGTATATGGTAATTCAGTAACATCCACTCCATGTAAAGCCAAACATGCTTCACATGTCCTGTCATCTAAAACGGAATCCCATATTAAACGTTTCATAATTGTAGTAAACGGGGCATCCCATCGGAACTCCGATGATCTTCGAGGCTGCCCACAACCCAGCCTTCCACTGTTATATCATTATCAATTGGTCCCCTGTCAAGAATAAAGTTTTGTACCTCATGTTTTTGAGGCTCGTCCATATAACAAACGTAAAAAATCTCCATAGTATGGTCGTGAGGGCCAGTACGTCCAACCAACTCAGTCCATACACCATACAGGATATCCATTAGCAGCAAGGACACCCGCCATCCTTTCTCTTTCGTCCCTGTTGTCTATTCTCAATTTGTTTACTTGCCCACACAAAGCCATTTTACCTACCAATACCTTTCCTGACATCTTACTAGTACTCCTTATTCTTTATCGTCTACTTGCGTACTAGTATTGTTATCGTCATCTTCTCCGTCTTCTCCCAAAGTATCCCACAGGACAGAGGAATTTTTTATCTTCTTAATTTGATCTGGGGTGAGCCCCATAAAGAAGTCTAAATACTCCTCAGGTGGAATTAACTCCTGCACATCCGCTTGCACGTATTTAGATAAAGCCTCTGTTTGTATCTTTGCCACCTCTGCTTTATCCTTCTCTGATGGAGCATTCAAGTCATTCCATTTTATCTCATACGCATCAACCTCTGGCAACACACCATACATTATACACCGATCTATTAATGGCCTAATAATTAATGGTGTACAATAGTTCTCACGCCTACTGGCAACAGAAGTATTGAAATTTTGTGTGTCCTGTTCCGAAGCCAACTTAGCCTCTTCACTACCCATCAACATACGCTTAGGAACATCCATTGCAATGGAGATAAGAGCTATTTGTACATCTATGTGTCCCTTTGGATCTGCCACTGCCGGGGCAAGCATTTTAGTTTGTACGTTCTCAAGGGCCAAGTACCTTTGGAGACCGTTCATATAATCTTCCATCTGGTCCTCAATAGCATCTGTATCCAGTTCCGTCTCCATATCCGGAAACGTCTCAAAAGCCAAACCAGGAAAGCCCCCCTTCCAAAACATTTCAGCACTACTGCTGCTTATTTTCCGTATGTCAACCAAACGGTTGTATACCGCCTTTTGACGTGGAACACCTCTAATGTCACTGATCTCCCTGTTATCTGCTACATGAATAACCCGCGTCCAATGTACCACTTTCGTTTGTGTCGAGGTTGTCCCTAATGTTTGTGTATCCTCAAATGTAATCTGATACAACTTAGGCAATCCAAATCGTGGAGACGATGGATCTGTTTCCTTCTCTTTTATATCAATAACCCTTTGACTAAATGGTTTAAGATACAATAGTTCATAGTTCTTTTGTTCCTGCATTTCTCCAGTCACTTCATTAATGCCTTCAACAGGATCACTTAATTTCTTACCATCGCTAATACCTAGCAACAATACACCAAACTCTCCAATGCCACTAAGGATATCAATGCGTTTGAGATAATGGAAGATTCGTTTTTCCTGTACCAAATCAATCCATACCCGCTCCAACTCCGTTTCGACTGCGTCCTCATTTTCAGACAGTACAGGAAACTGTGACCAACACTTATTTGGAAACAGCTGTACAACCCGCTTAGCAACGGCCTCACGATCATACATGTCATGATAATTCTCAGTTGTTATAATATCGGGGTACTGGCACTCGTAATTCAAATTCCTCTCAGGATGTAATAAAGAACTTAACGTAGACTGTCGATTAAGATATTGTGTATTAGCATGTAGATTATGGGCTTGATTAAGAATGATTTCCCTTCTTTTGACATTGACCGTCTGTGCCTTTGTTTTCTTATTGATTGTTTTACGCTGCCCTTGTGCTGCGTTTCCTACGACGTGTCCTTGTTTTGTTTGTTTTGTTTTTGCCATGGAACATTGCTCCTGCTCTACGTTTCGGTTTGGTCATCAGATTAAACGCACCTGCTAAAGCATCCTCCTGGTCTTTATATTTGGACTCAGGAAAATACTTTAGTTCGTCCGTCAATGTTTTATTCCACTCTGCCGGCACCATATAAACATTCCCAATATTCACTTGCTGGGAAAATGGTATACCTCTTGTTGTCTTGTCCCCTGTCGGTCTATCTTTCTTTACAACAAACCCAGCCAAATTCTTAATGGTGTTATTAACACTATCCACACCACCACTTCCAGGCTCCTGCTCAAGTCCAACCGTTACTTTCCTACCATCCTGATCTGTTGTACTCTTTATTGTCTGTTCACGTATGTCTGTACTCCACTGTCCCCGTACAATATCCAATATCCAATATCGTCCCTTATGATCCAGCCCTAGTAAGGCACCTACTGTGAAACAACCCCTGTCCTGTGATGCGGCCTTATCCCAATACCGAATACGCTTCAACCATCTTACATTAGGTAACAAGGTTTGTATTCTAATCATATTAATCTTATACATGGCCCCACCCGCAGGAATGGGTGTTTGTAGTATCTGTCCTGCATAACCATATGGCAATAGTTCCGCAAGTAAGGCATCCAATACTTCCTGTGGAAATCTATTTACATCAAATAGCCCTTCTTTTGAATAGTGTTTTGTCAACTCTGGTGGGTTAACATCTTCAGTTAGTATCCCAGGAATACAGATATGTTTTACGGCTACCTTATCACGATATTCCAAACGGTGCCCAGTACAATCATCCTGGTGCAACCGCTGCATAATCATTATGATAGGAACTATTTTTTTATCTGTCTTCCTTGTAGGTAGTGTTTCATTGGTCCATCTATTAGCAGCCTTTAATTCTGCTTCACTGGCCGCTTCATTGGGATTGAGTGGATCATCTACAAGCAAAAAGTCACCATGCATTCCCGTCACACTCCCCCCCACACCTACACTATACCTACTTCCTTTCTCTGTATTGATATAATGGGACTTTGCTGCCTGATCCCTTCTTAATTTGATCTCAGGGAAATAACTGGTGTATTTATCACTAAGTATTACATCCCTGTTTTTTAATGACAATAACCGTGCCAGTTCCGCAGTATACGAAGCACCAATAACCCTTGCTGCCGGTTTACGTGTCCATATCCAAGCAGGAAACATAATGGAGCATATGGTAGACTTGGACGAACCGGGTGAGATATTAATGATGAGGTCGTATAGTTTAGGAAGTCTTTTAAATACCCTCTCTGCTATAATTTGTAGTTCATCACAAAGGTATTTTATATGCCAGTTGTCCACAAGCTCATCGTCATTAACAACATCCCAAAACTCTAATACAAATTCATAGAACGATTCCCTACATATACTGGCAATTAGTTTATTCTCATCCAGGTATATATTCTTAGATTTCTTCGGTACTTCAAATGTCTTCTCTAAGGTCAGCATCTACTTATTCTTTATGAAAATAAAACGTTCCTTTTACTTTTGTTCCTTCTGTTTCTTTAATTCATCCCTTATCTGTTTTTTCAATTTCAATGACAGTTTGTCGTATGGGTTTTCTTCCTGCGTTATATTTGCTTCTATCTCTAATTTTTCACCATATCCACGCTTTCTATTTAACGTCTTGCTCGCATGGATTATTGCACTTGTATCTCGCATCTTTATTAAGGACATTAAGGCATCCTCAATAAAGTTTCCTTTGTACCAATCAATATCAGAGATTAATTGATTAAACTGGGGATCTTCCCGCCAACTTTCAAACGTGGCCCTGCTTATATTTGCTTTTCTTAAAGCACAAGATAAATGAAACCCACTACTAACCCAAGCATGCACAAATATAGATTGGCGTACATACTTTCCTCCAGCGTTAAGAAGGGCTTCTATCTTACATATACCGGATTTGGCCTTTTCAAATTGGGTTAGCTTATCCCAGTATGCTTGTACGTCGACACTCAGTCTATTATACACATATTCCTGCCATGTGATTTGGGCCTGTTTACGTTGTAGATTTTTAGTTAGTTTGACGTATTTCTTTTTATCCTTCTGTTTCTTTTTATCTTTGTATTGTTGACGTCCTTCTGTTACTGCCCTTTTGAGTGTTGGTTTAGATGTTACCCACTTCTGAAATGTGGTTGGGGTAACATCTAATTCCCCAGCAATCTTCCAATTGGCATAGCCCTTCTCCCGGGCAATCTTTTTAGCCCTTAGTGGGTATGTCTTTTTCCATTTACTGGCAGCCATTTTGGTGTATCCTTTTCCCTTAATATACGCACTAAGAAATTACAAAGTCAACCAAATTTCCCTGGGACATGTCCCAGGGGCTAATTATTCTAAAAATATTTGAAGATATTTTCCCACCTTAAGGGTCTAAAAACGGGGATTTTTACACCATAGGAGATTTTTACATATATCATAGGTAAAGAGGACTGGACAGATACCCGTATTAGGGTATAATGGGGACAAGTGGTATATACCACTTTTTTATATTAGTCTGGATGGCAAAGTAGTTGGAGCATATTTTACAAGTGAATAAAGACACGGGACAGACCGGATAGGGACTACCTACTGGCACGTTTGAATCGACACGTAATCCTGCGGGAGGACACGGACGAACGAAAGATGTTACCATGTAGTAATAAGTAAAATGCTTAGCACTGGGCGGTTGTTTTTAACTGCCCAAGGCTAATTATTTTACCAACCCTAATTCAAGGAGATTCAAAATGGAAGCCAAAAAACTAGAAGAAATTCTACAAAACCATCTTTTATGGATCAAA